AACTCCGACAGACGCTCTGCAATCTGCTTGCGTGATGCGGGATTGAACACAGTAACCTTGTCCTTCAAACGCTTACCAGTCTTTTCAGATATTCTAATCTCAGTAATCGGCGGGAACTTCTGTTGTAGCTGTGCCTTGATTTGTGTTGCCTCGTCCGACAGTCGAGCCATCAGTTGCATGGCAGTAGGCACGTTGAGTGCAAAGCCGTTACGCTCCTGCTGGTCTACGATTGCACGAACCTGATGCTCAAGGCGTATGCTACGTGGTGAGAACCGCTTCATCTCTGGCACAAGTATGTTGTACACACGTTCTGTAATCTCTACATCCCTAATGCAATACTTTAACATTTGGTCGGAATACTCTGACCAATCAGAAAATTCTATCTTGTTATACCCCAGAGACTTACCCCATGCTTCAAGCGAGTGACCGCCTTCACGCACAGGGTTAGCCATCTGTGACAGGATAAGTGTATCACGTATCTTGTCTAGAGGTATGTTGATGTTTAGTAATCGCTTCAGAACAGGAGCATCAAAAGACACGCCATTATGAAACACCAGAATATCAGCAGACTCCAAGAGTTGCTTGCAATTCTCAAGAGTGTTGGGTGTAAATGTATAGGTTCTTTTTTCATCTAAGTCTCGTGCCACTACGCAGTAGATTTGCTTGGCATCAAGGCCATCTGTTTCAATGTCTACTGCTAATCGTTTCATAGTTCAATCAACTCTGCTTTCTCGTATGGGATGTGAAAGAAGTGTTCGCCCTTCACAATGTTACGCCCTTGTGCCTCACGCACATCCGACTCTGCAACCACGTTATCCTTGATGCGCCACGCCGCCTTGCGGTCAGCACGTAGGATGTAGAAGTTGAAGAAGCCATCGGCATCAGCCACTTTGTTAATCAGCTTGTGCTTGCGATACGGTATGCGTATCTCTTTCCAGTCAGGGTTCCAATCACCCTTCCAACCGTACTTGATTTCAACCTCGCTGAAGTATGTATTATCGCCTTTCTTTGACTTGATGTCAACAGAAAAATCTTCTTTGCTGTCAAGAATCTCGTGACCATTACGCTTGAGGTAGGCAATCACAATGTCCTTGGCTGGTGCGTCAGATGTCTCATAACGCTGGCGACTGAACGGGATGTTCACTGCGCCGTGTATTGGTTTGAGTTTCATAGATAGTCTCCTGCTTCTACTGTGTCAAAGTCTTCGGCGTTAGGGTCATCAATCTCCTGCATACGACCAGACTCACGGTCATACAGCAGATAGGTAGCGATACCTGTCTCACCTGCATAGCGGTTCTTGAGGACACGTATGGTCGTGGTGTTGGCAATCACGGGGTCGGATGCCTGCTGGTCACGCTCCATAGCAATCACTGCGTCACTGATTTGTGCGATGCTGTGTGAGCCACGCAACATAGACAGACTAATCTGTACGCCCTGCTCCTGTCCCTTGTCGCCTGATGCACGCCGCAAGTGTGATACCAGAAGCATACAACACTGTGTCTCCTCGACCAGTGAGCGAAGCTGGGTCATCATCTTGTCAATGTTCCTGCGCTCGTCCTCACCCTCAAGACCTGATACAAGGATTGAGAGGTGGTCGATAATGATATAGCGACAGTCAAGTGCCTTGACCATGTAGCGTACACGTGCCAGGATTTCGTCAGTCTGTATCGAACCGAAGTGGTCGAATGCAAACACACGGCCTGTACCTACAGTAGCTTGCTCGTAATGTGCCAGTTGTTCCTGTGGAACCTGCTCACGAATCTCCTTGATGTAGAGCCGCTTGCTTGCCTCGACAGACATCAGGTGGAAGATGGTCTGCTTGACGTTCTCCTCAAGGCTGATGATACCAATGTTGCTGTCGGTGTTGTTGAGTAGGTGATGCTCAAGCTCACGCATGATGCTGGACTTACCTGCACCTGTGCCTGCTGTGAACGTGATAAGCTCACCAGTACGCATACCATACAGCAACTCGTTCATGCCTTTGTACGGGTAGTCAACTGACTGCCTGTCCTCGTCATCGTACAGACCATCGAAGTTCTTGAGGTTGACGATACCTGCAGGTGTGTAAGGTGCGGCATCCCACCAACGCTTGATAAACTCTTCGGTCTTACCATGCTTGAGATACTCGTTAGCATCCTTCGCCTTCAGCTTGACGATGCGGCACTTGTTAGGCTCGAAGATGGACGCAACCTTTGCGGCGGCGGCATTGCCATGCTCGTCATTGTCAAAGCAGACAACGATGTTCTCGAACTTGTTGAGCCACTCGAACTGTGCCTTCACATCCTTGACCGCAGACTGTGCGCCATTACGGACGGACACGACAGGCCACTTGCAACCCATCATCTGATAGGCAGACACAGCATCCAACTCGCCTTCGGTCAGTGTGATATACTTGCCGCCATCACGAAACTGGCTCTGTCCAAACAGTCCTGCCTGTGGCAGTCGGCCTTCGGCGTGGAAGTCTTTGGTCTTGACATGACGAACCTTGTTCGCCACATGCTGACCATTGACATCGTAGTATGGGTATATCTGCTTGTCACCTGCGACAGTGATGCCGTATGCCTTCGCTGCTTCGAGCGAGATGCCACGGTCTTCGATGGCAGAGAACTGCCCCTGACTCAATGGTGTATTCATTGTATGAACCTTTCGTTCTGTGACACTAACAATTCTGTCAGAGCCTTCTGCCGCCGTGTATGTCTCACACACAAAGCAGTAGCGTGAGCCGTTGTCATACAGCACATTGCCATCTGACGAACCACACTTGCCGCACTCACCACGGCTGACCACGTTTGCTTTTTCAGTATTCATCTATTCACCTTTCTCTTCGTAGTAGATGCCAAACTCTTTGCCCCTGTCATACAGGAACAGCTTGCCGTTCACTATCTCTGTTGCGAACCCCATGCCTTTGGCAACCAGTTCACGATAGCGAAGGAACTCGTCTATGTCCTTCACCTCTTCCATGAAGGCAGGGGCTGACCCCTGTGTCTTATACATCATGCGATACATTTTTAACCTCTCTCATTGCTTCGGTCATAGTTTTCTTGGTCGTTGCTTTGTTCTGTGAAGTGATGGCTTTACGCCGTAGTGCTTTTATTTCTTGCTGTTTAGTCCGTGTAAATCTGTTCATTCTACTGCTCCGTTGGTTCTCTTATCACGCTTCGTTCCATCACCATCATAGTACCACGACCTATTATCAGGGTCAAGCTCTTTTCGATTATGCTCTAGCCTGCGGCGGTGAACTAGGTCACGGTGGCGTTTTAACTGTACATCATTCATCATTGGTCGAACTCCATGTCTGCGGCATCCATCGCAAAGTCTACGCTGTCTGCATAGATGTCGGTAGCCTCTTCACGTGCAAGACGCTTGGCTTCCTTCTGGCTGTAGCCTTCTTCAATATATTGGTGGTACAACTCTCTGAAGAGTTGCCTTCGGTCTTTTTCCCATAGGTTGTTAGTGTAGTGTGACATCGCTAAAAGTTTTCTCCATCATTGCTATTTCAACTTCCTCGTCTGGAAGCGTTCCATTTAATATAAAGGCAATCTCTTCCTGTGTCAAATCAGGGAAGGCACGGTCAACTGACCAGCCATCCTGCCACCTACGTATCTGTGCATAGGTGATAGGCAAGTCCATCTCGTGCATGTTGCCAGAATATATTGAGCGTCTAATTAGTTTCATCGTTTTTCCATTTTGCTTTATCTGTCAACAAGAAAGCGTTACCGAAGAACGACAAGGCCATAGGCCAAGAGTCGTCCTCATTATACATGAGAAACACTTCCTCGTTGATTGGTTTGTTCATGTCTTGTTTCTTTTCAATCACAAGTTGCCTTCCATCCTGAAGCTGAACCAAGCGGCACTCGCCCCCGATAAATCCCTCTGCGATATCACGGGTAGGTGACTCACGTTTGTCGGAGCAGTGAACAAGAACTGCTTTTGATTTATTAATCATCAGTCCCACCTGTAGAAAATGTGGCTGTCAATCTTGACAATCCTCGTGTGGGTCTTCGACCAACTAGGCATTACATAGTCAGCGTGGTAGTGTGTAGCACCGTCCATGAACGTACCGAACCAGCCGTTCAACACAATCTGTGCGTTCTCCTGTGCTGTCTCAAAAGCTTTTTTATTGCGTGGGTTATCAGACAGCCCGTCACAGTACCAGCTAAACTGACACCTGTTACGTGCTGGTATGCTTTCCCAATGAATACCCTGCTTAACCACTCCACAAACAGTGTCAGGGAAGCGGTCATCATACACACGATTCATCACCACCTGTCCGACTGCAAGCTGTCCTGCAGTGCTTTCATTACGTGCCTCATGGTATATGTTCAATGACATACACATCAAGGCGTTAGCAAATAATGCTTCAATCATTTTCCAAGTCTTCCTTCCTGACCGCCATGCCTACTGTTAGGACGTACACATCACCGTCATCATAGATGTCATCTATCTGAGTAAACTCTGCATAAGGACAGGCACTCAAGTATTCCTTGACGCATCCAACGTCATCCCACTTATCCATTTCTTTTCTCCGCTTTCTTTCTGAGTTTCGCAAAACCTTTTTCTTGCCTTGCAAGATATCGTTCTGTCTGTGCTACCAGACTGTCCCATAGTTGCCGCTTGATACGTTTACGGTTACTCTCTGTACGCTCACGTACAAACACCCACTTGTATCCTATCTTGGCTTCGACCCACCTGTGGCCTGAACCAATCTGCGGTTGCAATTCATCCATGAGTACGAGCAGATGTCTAGTCATTCCAAATCCTTTCGTGTTCCCACTGGCGACCAAGCCTGTCGTCCTTGTGTGAACGACCACTCTTAACCTTCTCGTAAGTGTATGATTTATCACCAGTTTTTACCTTCTCCCACTGGCTGAGTACGTTGTCCTCATACCAAGGTCGAAACATTTTCGTGTGTTTATTCGGCATCTTGTTTTCCTTTTCTGTTGTAGCTTCCCTTGCCTTTCTTGGGCTTCACTACTTTAGGTTTGTACTGTCCTTCGGACAGAGACTTAGCTATCGGACTGCGGTTCTTCGGCAGTTTCGGTTGGTTTGTCATCGTTGTTCACCACTAGCGTTAGCGTTGGCTTCGGCGGCTCTCGCCTTTGCACCATGTCAATCACGTTAATTGTATCAGGCATGAACTCAACATCCAATACCTGCTCTTCTGGTTCTAGGTCACGAACCATTACATACTCAAGCCATTCCATAGGCATTGCGTTATCGCCCAGCAGAAGCCACCAAGGTTGCTGACCCGCATCTTCAATGTCTGTGTCAATCACAAACGAAACTTCATATCTAGCCACAGGCTATCCTTTCATAAAATTATACACATTGATTGTCGTGTTTAACCACACACCAATCAGGATTCCGATTTCAATATATGATATTGATAGGGGTATGTCAAGCATTATCTTTTCCTTTTCCTGTAGTTACTGTGCCAGTAAATGTCTTGGGGTCAATGCCCAAAGCCTCAAGGATATCTGCAGGATTGTTGAAGCCATGCACCTCAAAGCTGGGTTCGACTGTCAGCCCTTCGGGACACCACGATACCATATCTTGTACCTGTGATATAGTCAGACTACTATCAGTAGAGTCACCATCGGGGGTGTATCCCAACACAAGCCCACGACCTGCAAGAGGTTGCGGATAACCTTCTAGGTTAAAGAAGCGTTGGTCTTCAACGTACAACCCCTCGTCATCTACATACAATGTGTCACTGTCACCAAGGTCAATGGTCGTAAACAAACTACACTCAAGCAGTGTAGAAATATCTTGCCAGTCTCCAGAGTAGTCCACCACCTCAATCGTTTCGGTGAACGGGTCAATTAATATTGCTAACATCATTACTTTTTCCTATTCAAAATGTAGTAGCCAATAAAGCCTACGATTACTATGTATATAAACAAACTTGATACGTCAATCATTCTTCGTTCTCCATTACATCACAGATGCGGAAGTCACCGCCATTTGCTTCTTCTTCCCATTGTCCCATGTCGGCAAGATGACGAGCATACTCCCACTCATCATGGCCTGCAGGGATATCGTCTTCATCGAACTCAACAAACATGTCGAACTCCATCACACCTACTGCTATGTATTTTTTCTTAGACATTCTGTAACTCCTCTATCTCTACATCTGCATAGTGTAAATCACTATAGTCAAAGTTTAACTTTGCTTCTTCCAAAGCCTCGTCTTCGTCTTGGGCTTCTACCCACTGTTTAATGGTCATTTTTACCATGTATTTAGCCATCGTCACACTCCTTGTCATCTCTGTTGCATTCACATCCCCACTTATCAAACAGCGCCTCATCCCACAAACCAGCTTCTGTAAGGCCGCATTCGCAATTCTCCTCTACTTCGTATTCGTAAGACGTATCACTTATAGTCTGTAAAAATACTGTGTATTTACCCATTGCCATACTCCTTTTGCATATCTTCACGCAACATCTTGCGCCATTCTTTCTGGTCATCAGACAGGTCGTCATCTTCTGCACACATGATGTAGTCGTCATAGTCTACGTCAATAGCCCACTCGTCTACTAGCTGGCAGGGCATCTCCTCATGTGGCGGTACATCAAATGTATATTTGTATGTGTTGTCCATCAAAGGCGTAGCCATACCTGCAAACATCATGCCGTCTTCCTTATAGGTAAGGAAAAAGTCAAAGCCGTACCGCTTCGCACCATGCTGTAGTGCCTCGACAGGCGGCGACCATGCCGTGCAGAAGTTAAGTTCAAGCGTGTCATCAATCAGAGATATCGCCTCGACATCAAAGATGTCCCACTTGGTTCCCCAGTTTTGGACACACCAGTCGTAGTCATACTCGTGATTTGTTTCGGCTGTGAATGGACACAGGAACTCTAAGAGTTGCCCGTCTTCCATCAATGCAGCATCACGCATCTGGATTAGCAGTCCACGATTGTCTGTCGTGACAGTCAGTCTGTTGTAACAATGGTTAGGCATCCTTGCCTTCCTTTCTTTTCAGTTTCCATTTCTCGTATTCGGTCAGTGTTTCGTCTTCAGGTGGTGGTTTATACCACGGGTCATGCTCCCAGTCAATCTCTGGGTGCGCTTGCTTGAATATAGCAATGCGCCTCTTGATTTCTTTTGGTGTCGCCTTGGTCATCCCCAATCCTTAAAGTCGTCTTGCTCTAGGTATGCCTTCATATAGGCTTTCTTCTGCTCGTCTGTCATGTCCTGTGCAGACACACGAGTACCTTTGTAAGTACCTTCAGGCCAGTAGTGCGGGTCATACGGTCTGCCATAGTAGGCATCTGCACTACCTCTGTCCATAGGTGAGCCGTGGCCTTCCAGCCAGTCAGGTCTAGTCAATATCTGGGTCATCATAAAACTCCACTGTTAAGTCCCAATGTATATCTGACGGGGAATATCCCGCATCAATCAAACAATCATACACCAAATTACCGATGGTTTCAACATCATAACCTGTCAAGTTATCTTCGATGTCAACTTTTTTCCACATCACTTGTCTCCCTTGTACCAGACCCACTCATTGATTGTTGGGTCATGCAGAATCAGTGCTTCTGACCCATGCAGACGCATGTAGTAGCGTGCGTCCTCTTGGGTGAAGTTGGTTACACCGTCTTTCAGACGGGCTACAGTTGCGGCCTCAATGCCGTTGTATTTTTTAGTCATCACAATCCTCTTGTACATAAAAGTTTACTACTCGTAGTCCTTCGTGGACATCCACTATTTCCCACTGTATCACACCATCGGGGTAAGTGTCAAGCCATTCGTAGAATGTTTGTAAGTCAATATCACTCATTGCCAAACTCCCCTTTGTTAGCATCACGGAACAGATACGACCACTCACCTGCATACTCAAGCAGGATAGCCAGAGCCTGACCACGCACACCTGTCACATACAGTTCTTCGTAGTCGCCGCCGACCCATTCGGTACACCAGTCTCGTGGTGGCACGACAAGGGTAACTTCACTCTGGTGGTCAGCCAGCCATAGCTTAACAGACCCTGCCTTCTCGTCATCCTGTAGGATGCACAACCACAGGTCGCCATCAATTTCTACTCGCACGATATCAGTCATCTTCAGTCTCTGTTTCTTCAATTTCTACGTCCATCTCAATCTCATGGATTGTGGACTCGTTACAGCTATCAATGCACACCTCATTGCTACAGTTGTAGCCCAGATTATCCATCTCTGCCTCAATGTGTGACTGCACATACATTTCTAGCGTGTCACGCATCAGGTCGAGATATTCTTCGGGGTTATCTGCCTCGCATGATGTGGTTCTATTCATCAGTAATTCACACTCTGGAATATCAAATGATATATCCACAGTTGCTGTTGCATAGCCTCTAAAGCTACCATCTACAATATCAAACTTCAACATTTTCAGCCTCGCTTTCGTTGTCTGTGTCAAATTCTCGCCATATATCGTTAGGGTCACGCAGATACCACTTGCCCTTGTTGTGCCATGTTTCGCACCTGTCTAGCATGTGTTCTCGCACTTCCCACTCAGGAAAGTCACCAAGATAGGCTTGCTGTACCATAGTCGTTATGGCCTCGACCATCTTGTCATCTATTAGATGGTCATAGTCATCGCCATAGTATACATCCATACCACGCTGGCAGAAGCTGTCATGGTCGGTCACGGCATACATGGCATAGGATACCAGTCCCGCCTTGTGGCGGTGGTTTCGTTCCAATGCTTCGCTCTGGTTCTTATACATGTTCCTGTTCCCAAATAAATTCTTCAGCTTCTATGTAAACATAGTGCTTGGCATAGCACAGCAAATCCAGAACTCCCATGCCGTCCTGCATACGGATAACGTCATCGTCATAGTCCTCGCCTACCCAAGTCGTAGCCCAATACTTACAGGGTACAAATTGGTCGCCACAGAGTAGTGCCACCTCTACGAGGTCACGACTGTCTACCTCTTGCGAGATTGAGAAAGTGTATTGGTCATCTAAGCGTAGCTTTACGTTGGTTGTAATATCCATGTCTAACCTCATTGTCAAAAACTGTTGGGCAGTTTTAACACATGCCAAGGTGATTGTCAACGACTAACCTGCAAGGTTCCACAAAGCACGGCGATTCATGCCGCCTTCAACATACAAGCTACGCTTGCCAAGGTGGAATCCAGTCATGCTGTCACCACGGGTGATACCAAAGCGGCGAATTGCTACACGCTTGCGGTACAAGCCTTGTACGCCAGCAATGTTGAATCGAAAACCATTGGTGTTGTCGTTAAGTGTATTAATCCGCATCATTCATCTCCTCATGCTTGCGGTTACGTTTATAGCTACCCTTGCCTTTCGCAGGGGCAACCACTTGCTTGCGATACTTGCTTTGCCGCAAATCTTTTGCAAACGGGTTAGGCTTTTTATTCATCGCAAAATTCCTCTATCTAATCTGTGTTTGTATTTATATAACCCTTCACAAGTATCAGGGTTATTAAATACATAACACATATTAGGCTACGTTGTCAATCACAAATCCAGTGCTGTCTTTTCTGGCATCACCTTTTGCATACAAGGCGACCACAGAGCGTGACATATCTAGGAAGCGCAAGTCATCCTTGTCACCATCAATCACTGTAGAACCAGCAAAGCTGGCAGGGATAGTGGATTTATCACGGAACACAACTGCTACGTTTACGCCTGTCAGCTTGTGTGCATTTAGCACTGCTTCAGCAAAGTCAGGATTGGCCTCACTGTAAGACAGTGTAAGGTGATAGTTGCTAGGCAAGTCTTTGTAAGCCCTAAGATACAGCTTGCTGTAGTCATAGAATTGTACTGTCGGAAACTCTGTTTCCATATCCAGATACTTCTCCCACATAATGTCACTTGTGCCGTTCAAGCGAACACAAGGCTGGATACCACGCTTCTCGCAATAGCGAGTAAACTTGGCAATGTCTTCTCGTAACTGTTGCAAAAATGCAACACGATTGTCACGCCATAGCATAGTCTTGCGAAGCCGACCAGCTTGAACAGAGTTCATCTTGCCCCGACCAGCAGTGTACAGGCAAGCCGCCTTGCATCCTGCTACCTCTGCCATAGCACACACATTGACCCCATCCAGATTGTCGGCAGGAGCCATATACAATATGGCAGTCAGGTATTCAGACCCGTCACCCTTGACAGTCTTGGCATTGTTTCCTACGGAAAGCAGATTGTAGTTACTCATGTTATACTCCC